GTTTTATATTCCTCTGTAAGTTCGGCTACTTTCTTTTTGTTCTTAGCTAGAATAAGTAATTGACCTGCTGATGTAACACCAGCCATCTTCATAGCCCTTTCTAATCCGACCTCACCTTGAGTTGCTAAATCTAATACTTCAGTAAAGTTACGACCCTCTTTATGGAGTTTCATAAATATCTTACGAAGTCCTGTACCTGCTTTAGAAGCTTTAATACCGTTATCCATTAAGACACCCATCATAGCAGCCAACTCCTCTAATTCCATTCCTACAGCGTTAGCTGATGCACCTGCGTGACCAAAAGCTGTACTGAATGTACTAAGTTGTATTGATGAATTTGCTGCTGCTGACGCTAAAGTATTAGCCACCCTAGCTGCATCGCTTGATTCTAATTGGAAAGCATTTATAGAAGATGCTGTAACTTCTGCTGCAAGAGATAAATCTTCTCCTGTTGCTAGAGCTAAGTCCAATATAGATTTCTCCATATTCTTAATAGCAGTAGGGTCGAAACCTTTACGACCTAATACTAGTTGAAGGTCAGCTACCTGTAATGCCGTAAATTGAGTAGTAGCACCAAGCCGTTTAGCTTCTTCTGTAAGCATTTTAAACTCACCAACCGAAGCACCTGTAACGGTTTTGACCTTCATCATTCCATTCTCAAACTTAGAGAACGAATCGAAAGCAGATTTACCTAAAGCTGCAAGTGGAGCTGTGATACCAAATGATAGTATAGAGCCCATTCTAGCAGCGTTAGAAGCGAAGTTAGCTAAAGACTTATTGGCTTTACCTAATCCACTTTCAAGCCCTTTGATGTTGGCTGCTACAATTATCGATATGGTTTTAATCGAGCCCATTACTTTTTGTTTTTAAGTAGTATTTTTTTATGCCGAGCGACATCTTTAGCAATTTGCTCTTTTGAAGCTCGTTTAATTTTCTTTTTAGGCTTATTATCCCAAGGGAAAGGTAAAACATCTGTTGCTTTTAACTTCTTCTTAGTGTGTGGCATTAAAACGCTCATCATTAAGGTTCTAGTTTGCTCCCAGCCGTTTTGATTTTGTTGTTCTTGGTGGTTATTGAAACCTTTAAGTTTGTTGTTAAAAGAACGAGGGGTTAATCCGTACAATTCTTCGTAAGATAACCCCAACATTCCTAAACCAATTTCTTCAAGTTTATCCCAATTTATATCACCACCTTCAGAGTCTACTTCCTCTCCCTCTACTACTTTCCCTCGTCTTGGGGTTGGTCTAGTTGGAAAGCTTCAAATATCTCATTAATCTTAGAGAAATCTTCGTTATCAAGCCACTCTTCGATGTCAACTATTTTATAAGCAAACTTCTTACCTTCTTTCTTAGCTCCGTATTTTAATCCGAAGTAAGCGATAACACCAATATGGTCTATCTCAGAACCTAATAAATTTAACTCATTTAGCTTCAATCCTAGTTTGTTACATATTGCTTTTAAGCACAAGTAACTAAATCTGATTGGTCGCTCTTGACCACCTAATTCTACCTTTTTCATAATCCTATCTACCTTTTATTTGTTACTATTCCTACTATGCTTTAACTAAGCCTGCTGTACCTGTGAAAGATACCGAGAAAGAAGTGTTTTCTTCTACACCTGCGTCTGCTGATACACTTGTAATTAAAGCTTGTCCTGTGTAATTGATAGAGTCTACAGCGAACACTACAGTTACTTCAGCACCACCATCTAGAAGGTCAAAACAAGCTGCAAGACCTGTGGTTGTTTCTGATATGTCTACAAAAGCATCGCCACTCATTTCCCAAGACTTTAATCCTGATAATGATTCTGACCAACCTAAGCTTGATTTTGTTGTAGAATCTCTTAAATCTCTACTTACTGATAATGAAGCAGATGTAGCGTGAGCCATTAATACACCACCAATGGATAATGTTACTGCTGTTGCGTTTTGAATTGCCATTTTATTTAGTTTTTAATTATTAGACAGTTGAAAATTATGTTCTTGTAGAATTTCTCGGCACTCTTAAAGTATTCATCATCTAGGGTTTCAAACCTAAATTTTGCTGTATAAGAAATGCCATCTTCTGTGTATGTCACAGCAACCATATCTAAAGCTTCTACAGTTGCTTTAGCTTGATTGTATGTCGTTAAGTAACTATCTGCAAAACAAGCGATACGAATTGAAACATCGCACGAGTTTAATGAGTTACCTTTACTTAAAAAATTACTTACATTCATTATCTCGAATGTAGTTGATGGGTATTGAACCCCTTGTGGTATAATCACAGGAAAAACCTTATTACTACCGTTAGCAGCTATAAAGTTGGCTGAAGCGTTTAGCTTCGTTATAATCTCTTTTCCTATTGCTTGAAACATACCTTATTTGAATCCTGCTTGTTTAATCATTTTATCTAACATCTTCATTACATCTCTTTGAGCTGTAGATGATATTTGTGACCCTTTTTGGTCGAAAACTTCCTTTGGGAAATCGTGCATAGGACTTACCCTACCTACTGATTTTCCACTCTTATGGAATCTTTCCTTCGTACCTTGTATTAACATCGCTGCTAGGTTACGACTTGTTTTATCTTTAACCCAAGTTGTATTAACTCTTTTTAATATAGCTCCTACATATATACTTGGAAACCTAGACCTCTTAGCTGTCTTTAAACCTATAGCGTCTGCTGTAGACTTTCCTTGTATCTTAGTTTTAGATTTAGGGTCATATCTAACACCAGGAGTTTTTGTTTTTATTCTGTGCTTATATTTAGCCTTTAAAGCTTTCTTAGCTATTTCTGCTGCGGGTCTTAACGCTTTATTTACAAGAGTCCTCGATTGTTTAGATGAGTTGCCAAGCTTACTTAAAGCTCTCTTAACTCCATTTAATCCCTCTACCCTTATTCTATTAGACTTTGCCATAATAGATTAAATTGGTGACTCTGTTGGTAAATCTTGGTTTACAAATATCTCTATAAACTCTTTTCTAGGGTCAATTACATATCCTAAAATATCGTAAGTTTCTCCTGTACTAACTTCCTCTATTATCCAATTAGATTGTATCACCTTCGTTTCTGAAGAATACCTAATAGTATAGACGAATCGAGAATAAGATTGTAACTCGTTACCTTCAAACTTCTCCTTAACATCTCTAAGCGACTTTACGTTCTTATTAGCCCACACAGTCGTATGAGTTGAGTAAGTCGATGAAATCCCTCCAAATGCGTCTTGAGTAGCATTTAAAGACTTTAAGTTAATCCTTTGATTAAACTCTCCTGCAAATATCTTGCTTATGAACGCTGCCATCTAGTGGTAACATTTATAAGGTTGTAATAATATCTCAGAAGCCATAGGGAACTTTCGTTTTCTATCTTCTCTGAAATAGTACATATCAGATACTATTAATTTAATGGCTTGTTTAATAGCTTCAGGTACATCTGTTGATGCATCACCGAACCCTGTTTTAAACTCGTACCAAAACACATTAGCTAAATTATCCTTTAATGTAGGACTTGAGAAATCACTACTTAAATAAACTAATGATGGATTTGAATAAGAATCTATATAAGCTTCGTTGTTACCTTGAGCCGCACCATTTACATCTATCCAATTAACACAAGTTTGACCTCCGTTGTTTTTTAAAACACAATCAGGGTAAATTAATGAAGCTGAACTTGTTACATCGTTAAAATACAATCTGTATTCGTGTGTAATAAAATGGCGATTACAATAGTGTTCAGCCATTTCTGTTGCTGCATCAATATATACTCCCAATAAAGAATCTTCATCGGATGTATCTATACGAAGATGAGCTTTAATATCAGTAACCGATACTACCTGAGTAGCTGGGTTATCTATTAAAGATAAATCACCTTGAGTATGTGTATTTGGATTCAGATACATAGAGTTAATTATGAGTAGGTGTAATTAATAATAGGAGAGGCTCGTTTTATAGAACCCCTCCGTATATTATTTGATTATTAGGCTACAGCTGTAATTGAAGTACCTTTAACAAATGAACCTGATTGAGTTACACCCCAGTCAATGTACTGATTTACAATTAACTTAACCTCAGCGTTTGAAGCTAAAGTGTAAGGGTCAATCGTAATATCTAAACCACCGAACATTCCGATAAATAACTTAGAGAAATCTCCGAACAAGAAATCAGCAGTTCCATCAGAAACACCAGCAACACGAGCTGCTTTAGTACAACCAATTGTATAATAAGTTGGGTAACCGTTTACTAAATTCCCTTGAGAACCTACAGTAACAGAAGCAACTTGAGCAGAACGCTTCAAATCTTTCATTAAAGCAGGGTTAGCTACATAAGATAAACTCCCTTGTAAACCTTCACCTTCAGCAAGTAAAGATTCAGCTTCACAGAAATCATCAAATATAGATGCGTTTGCAGAGAAACTGTTTGCTACAATACTAGCTACACCTGACTCAGCTGCAATAGCTCCACCACCGTTTGTACCTGTAGCAGCGAACATAGCAGCATCAATCTTATTACCAGCAGCACGACCTAAGTCAGCAACGATAGCTTGTTGAGCTCCCATTCCGTTTTGCATCAATAATTGCTTAGAGATAGCTACGGTAGAAGATAATCT